TCTGCTACCCCCTGGGTCATATCCGCAGTCTGCTGCGTTAGTTGGTCAGTTAGTGGTACATTACCCACAGTAGTGGCCGCAGCTATAGCAGCGGTATAAGCGGTGGTGACTCCTGGTGCCATAGCATTTACAACCTTCTCTAGTGCGTCAATCTTAGCCTGTAGTTTACCTATGTAATCGAATAGGCGATCAAGGTGAGGCTGAGCATTAAGAACTTGGTTTGAAGCCTCTCCGCCAGCACTGATTCTAAAACAAGCCGTATCAGGATCAGCGGGTATTTGTACTGATACTCTAGGTATACCCTTCAGAGTAAGTCCATGAGGTGCCGATATATTCACAAGGCTATCTTGTACCTCAAGCTGTATATCCTCAATATGCGGTCCATCATAATCTTGATTTCTAAGATATGTAGATCTTGAGGGTTGTACATCAGGGTCTATCTTATTGTTACGCCCCTCTTCAAATTCATAATTCAAAACAGATTGAACACCATCACAGTTTACTGCCGTGCTATCGTTTCTATGAGGCACATAAGATATGGCGTAATAGCGGGAGTATATACCGTCTCCATAGGCCGCTAAAATGACTTCTTGACCTACCTGCACGCTGGCCTGGGAGTATCGTCCGTCGCCACCACCAAAGCTACTGGCTAAGGAGCAGGGGAATAGTGTGTTATTATTGTCGTCGCTGGCTGTAAACAGCACTTGGCCGTCATCGTCCATTCTAAGGGACTCTATACGTGCTACATAAATATTCATTATTTACGCCCTTTTCTAGTAGGTTTTTTCTTTTCCTTTTTACCTTTATCTTCAGACGGTGCAGGAGGCATCTGCATAGGAACTTGGTTTAGATCCACAGCAGGTATCCTATTTCCGTAACTAGCTCGCTCTATCGTTAGTACGGTCAGGCCTGACGCTACACCCGTGTGTGCATCGACCCCCACCTGGTGCCGTACCGCCGTACAATAAAACGTCAGTGCTTTCTCTAAAGAAGTGTCACCTTTAGTGAATTTTATTCTGCACCAAATACCCGCAATTAAGTCAGGGTCAGGATTATAAGTCAGGACCACCTGCCCGTCGGCATAAGCGTGGCCCTCGCCAACAAGGTAATACATTCTCTCAGCGTGTGCCGATGAAGAAGTTCTTTGCCTGTTACGTTGTTCTTTAAGACCAGCGTAGTAATTGTTTAGTCTCGTTTTGCCAGCAGGCGTAACCCTCCTTTGCTCTCTCTTAGTACCATTCATTAATTCTTCAACAGCAACTAAATCAGAATCCATGACATAAGGCTTCTCTCTAAAAGGCGTAGTGCTGTTTATCATACGCAGGCCATTCCTATTAATGTCTTCTATATTAAATACAGGCACACATTCTACACCAAACAAGTTATTCCCTGTCCCTGTGCTGAAGGGGAAGCCTAGATGAACGGCATTCACTCTGTGAGTCTCGCTCCATGTTAGATCGACGGACAGCACCTTTTGTTTATCGACATTAATAAATTGAGCTAGGCCCATATCGCTTGTTGGGTTGAAGTTGGAGAAGTATCCTTCATGATAAGTTTTATCGGCTTTTATTTCTGCTCTTAGACCTTGGGTGCGTGAAAAATTACTATTTACGTGTGCTTTGGTCCCATGGAAGTCTGGAGGTAGAGGCTTATACCTGTACATAATATACGGCACAGCTTGAAGGCTCTCTGTAAGTACCGAGTTCTGGAATCCGTTTTTACCGTCATAACTACCACCATCACCAGCGGCTCTTGAATCGGCAGACCCCTCCTCACCGAGAGGTATCATTACGGGGAAAAGCTCGATCATATCCTTCTCAGGCTGAAATAGTTGCTGGATTATACTCCATATCGCAGAAGCCCCACCTCTAAAGGCTCCCGCAAAATACTGTTCTTTTATAATGGCTGTGCTGATCCTATTAATGTCTGATGCATTTCTCCGATAGATGGTACCAAGCATAGTATCTGAGAAGTTACCCATGATGCCGATGTGATTACCGAGTCTATGTGGTCGTCCAGTGTTCTTGTCCAGACCCGCTATTGATGTAGGTAGCTGCATGTGTCCTAAAGTTACTATGAGGTTATGTAGGGCATCATACATATCTTGACCAGAGCTACCTCCTCGTTTAAGGCTAGCTATCAAGGCTTCTAAGATCCTATTGGTGCCTGCGGTGTATCCGCCCATCGCTGCGGGGTCTATCATACTGATAGCTCCTTTGCGGAATACTGTTTTGTTCGTTTCGCCTAAAGACAAAGGTGTTATGAAGGATCCAAGGGTGACCGTAGCTACACTAGAAGCTATACCCGTCTCAGCGTTAACCTCTGTTTTAAGGTTGATACTTAATATTTTACCGAAGAAAACCGTGCGGTGACTAGGGTAGTGTGTCAGGGGTAGCTTCCCAGACACCATCACTCCAAATCGTATACTCGCCCAGCCGCCTGTTTCAATATGTCTAAACTTGAACTCATTCCCTTCCTCCCCGTCATGGTTGGCGTCAGCACCTTGAAATACGTAATGAACTATCCCTGGGTGTAGCCTTAAAGTTACCGTGGCATTAGCATAAGGTGCTGAGGTCATAGTCTCCCACTGTATATCTGTCACCATCTGTGTAAGGTCGAGGTTACCTGTTCCGTCACTGCCTGGGGAAATATCGGACAGAGCCTTAGCATATGTGTGTTCCTTCTCGGCTAATTTACGTATACTTTCCTTCAGGCTATCGGTGTATGCACCTATTGTTGTTGTCTCAATACCACCTTCCCCAGTATCAACACGTATGACTGTCTCGGGGGGTGATTGTAAAAATTGAGCATTTGTCTCTTTAAGATGCGTCTCTATGTCTCGCTTTTGCTGCTTCTCTACTCTTTGCTTTTCTTCACTGTAGGTTGTCTCGGGGAAGCCGTGTATCCAGAAGCTAGGTAGAGAAGCAGGCGACAACGAGCCTCCTGCGTTAATGGGGCCGCCTGGTAGCTGGCCCACAGAAGTCACAGTGTCTGTACTAATAGGTTGACTCATAAGGTATATCCTTTATTTAATGCCCAAAAGGCCCATGGCAACCAGATAGGTCATTAGAGCTGTTTTCCCAATACCTCCAGTGCCAGCCGCCATCAGTACGTCTCTGGGTATTTTGGCGAGCGAGTTTATAGTATCATTGAGAGCTAGGACGGATGCAGTTGTAGCACCCAAAGCACCTATTGTTCCTTCTAGGTTTGTTATGAGTTTAGCCTCTACTATCTTCTCTTGCTTCTGTATCTCCGTAAACATGCTGCGACCACTCTCGCTTAAAGCCGTGTCTATCTGCTCATTACGACGCTCGGCTAGGGCAGACGAGAGGAATGTAGCGTTACCTTTTTTAGCCTCATTAAATTCAAAGCTCTTACCACCTTTAACTCCCTTTTTCGCACCCATCATCTCCATATCTTCGGATGTGAGTCTATCACCTAACACAAGTTGAGCTTGCTCACTTGTTAGTTGCATATCCTTTAATCTCTTTTGGGCCATAGAGCCACCTTGAGCCTTATCCTCCTCTATTAGCTTCTGGGCTAATAGAAAGTCACCACCTGAACGTTGAAGAGCTTCCGCCATGAGTAGATCACTCGCTATACCCTGAAACGGAGCGAATAGGGCCTGTCTTGCCCCTTCATGAACACCCATGCCTCTTTGGAACCTAGCAGAGCCTGCGGCGATGTCGCCTTTACCCATACCTAAGATACGCCCTTCGGTACCTAGTCTGTCCATACCTATACCTGATCCTGAAGATAACCCTCTGAAGGCACCGAATAACTGCGAGGCGTAACCAGTGGCGGCACTACCTGTTAAACCTTGTGCTTTAGCTGCATTAAACTCAGCAGCCCTATTACCTCTAAATCCAGCTTGGCGTTGTTGCCCTATAAGCCCTGCCACACCTTGTACATCTTCACCGCCAGCATAGGCACGAGTAAACTTACCTACATCACCTGCCCCCATACCACCACCAGCAGCACTAGCCATAGGGAAGAATAAACCACCCATCTTCTCAGCAGATATCCCGAAATCAGCTCCAGCTCCCATGTTGCCGCCCATCTGCTTATTCATGAACGTACCTGATGCTCCCTTTAAGCCCAATGCACCACTCGCTTGTAGTGCGGGTAGCTCCCCTGCAGCAGCGGTCTGTACAAACTTATCCAGAGTGCCTATCCCCTCAAAACCTCTACCAAATCCAGGTACTGAACTTAACATGGGCATAAGATCATCCCCGATACTACTTGCTCCCAAGGCTCCTGCCACGGCTCCTGCTCCTGCGGCTACGGCACGACCAGCCCACTTCCACTTACGCCTCGGATCAGAGTCATCTTCTGTGCCTTGACCACCTGTTAGCCCTGAAAGGAAACCAGACGCCCTATCCCAAAATCCTCCTCTCTGTCTCTTCTGGATTGTAGCCCCAAAGTTACCTATAGGGTCGCCAGGTGTAGTTACTGCTTGGTTTTTTGGGCCTGCAATTGCGAGAGGGCCACCACCACCAGTGCCTCCAGTGCCTCCACCACCAGTGCCTCCAGTGCCTCCACCACCGCCTCCACCAGCGTGACCACCGCCACCACCAGTGGCTCTATTTATAACGCCTGTTAAGTCCCTGAGTGCCTTGATTAATTCATTATTCCCACCGCTACCGCTACCGCTACCGCTACCGCCACCCATAGCATCTCCACCAAGTGACCCTTCGGGTGTCATATCAATATGACTACCACCTGCGTTCATATGTGCAGCCCCCGCTGTAGTATCCCCAAGGGTGCTTATTCGGTTTAGATTTGCGTGTTCCGCTTTTCCCATAACTGCTTTGAATGGGTCTGCGGCCATGGGGTTAGCTATGACCTGATTATTAATATTAAGATTATCATAGCTGGGATCTGCTCCCATAGCGTCAATAACATTGTTAAAGCTCAAACCTGGCGACGGATCCACCCCTTTGGCTTCTAATTGTTTGGTGACATTGTAGGTAGATTGAGCAGCACCTAACTCACCTAAAGTGGTAGTGCGTATATTGTTAGTGGCCTCTCTTCTCATCGAAGAAGGTAGTGCTTCAAAATGCCCCCGTATGTGGCTAGTAGATGCATGGATATCTTCTAAGGCTGTATTGAAAATATGCTCCTGGACATATCTATCTGGGTCGGAGGTATTTGCGTAGCCTTCACCTAAGGCACCACGCATACCTATACCTGGTCCGACACCGCCAGTAGCAGCGTTTCTCATCCTATCATGATAACTAGCTGCTAATGCACTATGGTAGTCCAGCCCAGTATTTTCTTGATAGTGCATCGCCCCGCCCTGAATCGAAGCAAACTCAGTTTGAGCCACACCACCAGCGACCTGCTGCTGGAACTGGGGATTAACAAATAGCCCTGCTGTATTAATAGCCTGCTCGTAAGTACTATAAGGCCCTATGTTAGCCGTCTGGGCTGCCATCCCATGTGGCGATGCCGACAACATATTACTAGAGGCTGCGATATCCATCTTAAGGTTATATCCACCTAGAGCCTGCGATAGATGCCCTGAAGCCCGAAGTTCGTCTAAATAGTTTGGTACGGAGGCGTATTGTTGTTGACCAGCTACAGCAGCAGGTACATCAGGCACACCCCGATTCACCATACTTCTACCTCTGGCCGTCATATTAAGGTCACGTCCAAAATCATCAATAGGTGATCCGACGTTATCCATATTAGGGCTATATGCCCCGTTTTGGAAATTATTCCCTACAGCGGCGGGTCCTGAAGGTACAGCTACACCCCCGAAAGGGCTATGTGGAGGAGAGTTTGAGTCGTTCGAGGATGCCATCTATATTTTCTCCTTGAGATAGGGCTTCCTCAAATTCGTCGAAGAAAGGGTCGCCAGTTACATAAGTATCATCATCTCTTTTGATTATAGTAGGTTTATCTACAGACTGCCAAGCCTCCTGCGTTAAAGATAATAAAGATAGCTCCAAATGATCAGGATCAAAGAGGTTATGAGGCGTGATATTAGGTGTCTGTCGCATCAAAAGCGGATACACTAGAACGAACTCGGGCCTTAATCTCGCCTGCCTCACCCTTTCGAGAGTTTCCACGAAAGTAACGGTTTTCATGCTCCATCAGGATATTGTTGACATGTACCAACAGCTCCGTATCTTGCCCTGTGAGGTCATAAACCCATTTAGGAGGCTCAATTAATTGGATAGCCATACGTGCCAACGCTTCAACTCTGTAGCGGTCTTCATTCCCAAGTGTATCGGGATTAATACCACGGGTTAGTTGAGAGATTACACGAGCTTTAGCCAGCCTTCCGTCAGAATCCATGACTTTAGATGTGATATCCGCAGAATAATCTTTACCGTCAGGAGCGTCATAGGCCAAAGTAAATGTTATTTCCCGAGGCGTGAGAGCTACTCTAGCCTCCTCCTCAGGTAGGATAACGGAGGTTTGTTTAGCTTCCGCCACTTGTTCAACGGCGTCGTTGGCTAGCTCTTTGAGGTCGAGCGATGTTGTCTTACGTGCCATGAGGCTTCTCCTGTAAATGTTATAAATAAGAACGTGATGTCTATACTATAACATGTACAGAAGATTATCAAGTACGTGGTAGTTATTAATTCTTCTCAATCAATCTAAGTGCCTCGAAGGTCACGTTAACACCCATCAGCATCCCACGGCTAAGTGCGAAGCTATGAGATGATGGGCGACAACCCTCAACCATATATCTAACAGGATTGCTAGTATCAGTCCCGAAGTTAGATGAGTCCTGGATGACTAAATCAAATCCAGCGGTCATAAAGTCCATAAGGTCTTTAGTTCGTTGGATATTATCAGCCTCGTCGCTATGTCGAGGTACTAACTCTTGATTAGCAGCACCACCACCGATAGTACTACTGGAGATAGTCATACGCATCAGCCCGATTGACCCCGACACTACACGCCCGATAGGCTCAATGTCCTGCGAGTCGATAGTACCTAGTACGTCAATACGATTAAGCATCATAGCTTCAGTCACCGTAACGCCTGTGGCGTAGCCGATAACTCGCTCACCTTGTTGCGTCTTGATTTTTACGAGAGCGTTACTTCCGTTAATCGAGCGAAGGCTTTGTTCAGTTTGTTCAGACATGATTATAGCTCCTTATTAAAACTGTCCAAGATTAGCTTGGACTGTGATGAAGTTTAGAGGTTCAATAGCAGCTAAATCAAAAGTAATGTTCAGAACATCACCGCTAAGCACTACGGATACGTCTTTGTAATTAGCGATAATCGCCTTTTCACGTAGATCAGATAAGATTGACTGAGCTGCACGAGATACCAACTGGGCTTGATCGGCGGTCGCTTTAGTGCCTATATGCTGAGCAAGTTTAGCACGTAAAGTTCTAAGACAGGTGTTTACTGACTCATTCGCAGAAACTTCACAGAAGACAGGGTGATCCAGATTACGGCGATAAGTAGTAATACTACGCTCTACACGGATCGGACCAGCAGCACTATTGATGATAACGATGCTCAAACGGATAGCCTTATTGGCATCTGCGTCTGGATCGAAGGTGGTCTGGATAGGCTCGATACCCTGGATGATCTTACGAGTCATAGGCTCAGCGATAGGTGTGGCGGCCTGGACAGAGGCTAATGCGAGAGCTGTATACCAAGGTGTAGGAAACGACTTATTTGTCTTCTTGAGCTTGATACCCTGACACACGACTGCACAGTTTCTATCATTAAGTTCTTTAATGTAGATGTTATGTACATAATCAAGTGTGCGGTCAGCTTCAGTGCCGAGCCAACAATTACGCTCGGAACCTGCTTTTTCAGCGGCGTCATTACAGTGCTTCTTAACCAACTTGTGAATCTCAATGTCATCAGTAGCAGGTACCACGATGTTGATGTTCTTATACATGATGCTGTCGAGAGCAGCCTGTACATCGGTCACAGGTGTAGAGGCCTCGATGGCACCTCCCCGCAAGTTTATGGCGTCGAAGGCAGATGGAGCCTCATTGTTTGTTTGAGAGGCGATTAAGAAGTTCGATGCGTTAAAGGCACGTTGAACGATACGTGCTAAATCCGTCTTAAAGTCGAACTTAGTGCCTGCACTGATAGTCGTGTAGGCCGAACTTCGGTCTAGCTCATCACCAGTAATAACCGTGCTGGGTGCTACGACTATGAAGTCTGAGTTGCGACGGTTAAGATCGGCCAACCATCCAGAAAGATCACCTACGTCTTCGAGGGGTGTTGACTTAGGAAACCAGGTAAGGTCAACATCACCGTCTGTAGCTGCTGATAGCGTGATACTCTCAAGAAACACAAACTCGTTAGTAGTAGAATAGGAGACGCCTATTTCTAGGCTACCTGCTGCTGCATTGTGCAATACCACAGACTCCTCGGTCGCTTGGCCTGCCGCATTAAAACCTTTTACGACCATAGCGTTAGTAGAATTAGTCTGATTAGATCCCATTGTAGCTTTAACTACGCCTTCGATTTGCTTGTTAAACTTAAGCTCATAATCGCCAGCGGCATTGGTTTCTGTCGCAATAGCTGCTGCAGTGACGTTATATTCGGCCTTAACTTGAAGATCACCGCCAGTTATACGTAATTGTACTTCGCCGTAATCAAACTCACCATCAGCGTCACCATTAGCGTCATTGGTATATACGTATCCAAGTTGAGCTGCAACACCGTCACCGATATCATTCATCGTCTCTACAGGTTGCTCGCCGCCTTTCCATACGTTAATATCCCAGTAAGGTGCATCAGCAGCATCTCCTGTACGAACTTGGGCAGATGATAGCGATACCGCTAACTGATTCCCATCAGTACCGTAGAGCTTAGATTTAACGGTAAGGCCGTTATCTGCGTATTCTGCTTGAGTAGTGCCACGAGTATTGATAATGCTGAGACTATCAATCTGCTGAGTAGCACCTTCCAAAGCATCAAAGGATAAGTCAGCTAAGGCTTTATAATCAATACTGTGATAAACGCCATTACCTTCAGCGGGGGCGATAGTCTCCATGAAGGTATCAAAAGATGCGAATGTTTGAATCTCTGCCTGGGCAAAGATAGGGAAGTCACCAACCAGGGCGATATTGCCTCCAGTCAGATCAGAAATAGCGGATAACGTATCATTGACACGTACATAAGTACCTGGTCTATAGAGGCGTTGTCCGTTGAAGAAGATGCTTGAAGGCATAGTTATCTCCTGTTGCGAATGAGTTAAGAGTCAGAGTTAGATGATACCGTAATAGCTCCAGGAACTCCACTATCCACAGGGGTAGTGTCTTCCAAAGCAACTTGTATATCGAGTAAGGGGTCGTAAATACCAATAGCATTAAGGTCTTCAATGTATCCAGGTATCTCAAGGAGGTTCAATGCAGCATATCGTACTTGTCTCCCATATACATTCAAACCCTCACCCTCTAAAGCGATTTCAGGGGCTAGGGGCGTTGTGCCTGTATATAAGAGGTTTTGATAGCCTGCCTTTATAAATGATACGTTAAAAAGCATCATCGTGGCTTGGATGATTTTGTGGATAAGTCTAACTGTCTCCATATCTTTAGCGTATATATTCGCCCTAACTTCTTGTGAAGTAAAAAGATGGAAGTTCTGAAACTCTCGCCCGTCATCATCATAACGTGAATACGCCGCATTAGCTAAGCCTTGGGAGTCGTAATACTGCTCCGTTAGCTCCACAGCTACCAAAGGTAAACCCGCAGCGACACCACCTGCGTAAGAGGTGTCGAATTTAATGGTATTGTTCTGTAACCACGCAAACATACGAGCCTTCATGGTTTCGCTTGTATTCGGTATCAACGGATCAAATAGTCTTCTATCCGCCGAGAAGTATCGCACGCCGTTCTTTATAGCGTGTATAAAGTGTATATCGAACATTTTTAACCTTCCAACTCTAAGAACTCAAGTTTAGCTTGAACTCTAACGGGCATGGGCGTGTGTTTATCCACATTACTCTTCTTACGTATGCGGGTATCTCTGATGCTGTTAGGATAACTGACCACTGTATATGATGGGTTAATAAAGTAGGTGAGGCCGATACGCATACCGTCTTTAAAACGGCTAGAATTGTTAATCTTCAATTTACCGTCTACAACCTCATATCCCTGGTTAGGGCCTCGCCAATCAACAGTATGATCACCATCAACCTCAGCTAGCCCAGTGTCGGGATCTGTTATATGTAAGTAGATGATGTCATGAGTCTCTTCACCACCCGCAAGGGACACAGTACGGCTCGCAATAGGAAAGCGTAAATTATAAGACCTCCCCGCCACAGCACCACTCGGATGCGTTAGGTCGAATGTTTCACGATAAAGCATAACGCTGTCTACTAAAGTGAAGCGGTCACCAAACACAGGTAAATGCTCAGGGTTCAGTGTTACACTGACTAAGCCTTCTCTATAGCCGCCATAACGTGCGTTTAGGTATTCGCCCTCGGCATTAGACACGATAGCTTGGATCTCCTGCGGCGAGTGATACACAAGTCCTGTACCATTACACACAGGGCAGCCCATGACGTTACCTACGCCGCTATCTATATCGTCAACATCCGTAAGGTCAAAACCTCTATCTTCTGATTTAGGCTGACAGGGACACTCCCCTGCTTGTTTCCACTCAACCTTTAAACCCTTTTGGGCGATAAGTCGCCTAAAGGTATTCATATCAAAATCAGCCCTTGTTAAGGATAGGGACTGTTCTACTGATGGGAAATCCATAATAGTCTACTCCTTAAACGCTGAACATGTTCATCATGCGGTACTTAGCTCTGAGGGCAGCCATCGTATCTTTAAGTTGTTTCTGGTAACTAATAATCCTAGCACCATAGCCTGCTGAGGTTGCTGAAGCGGTAGTGGCGATAGACTGTGTTAACCCGTCGACGCCTACGCTAAATTGACCGACGCCAGCTCCAGCGATGAGATCACCCGCAATATCGAGAGGTGCCATCGCCGCAAGTAGGCCAATACACTTAATAAGTAGTGGGTCAACAGTGTGCAGCACATAATCAATGGTCATGTCACCAGTGGTAGGAGCGGTAGTTACAGAAATAGTAAAACTATCTGTCGCTGAAGCTCTTACTCTGGCCCCGACGCCACCTTGAGCGTCGGTCACGGTAAGGACTACTGTAGGTTTAACACCTAATAAAGGCTCAGCAATAGCTATCTCAACAGATGTATCGCCTTGCGGTATTACCGCAGTGCCTTCGATGAATGTAAACCCCGAACGGTAACTTATACTGAAGTAGCCTGGCACATAATTGTACGGCGAGAATACATCACCGAATAACAAAGGCACACCGCTTCTAAAGAAGAATGAGCCTAGTGTTTGAGATGTCGGCACCATGTTGATCTGCCCGTGTTGGCCGTTAGTAATAACAGCCCACTCTTTAGGTATATCAACAGCATTATAGTTACCTAGTGTTATATTAATACCCTCGACAGACTTAACAGGTCTATGGTCGAGGCTAAATGGATAAAAGGCGTTTTTATTTTCAACACGAGCATCGTGTCTCTCTTCTTTTACCGTAAATGGATCTATGGTGACGCCTAACTCCATCTCTAAGAAGTTGATAGCACCATCAATAGCCTGCTCGTAAATTACGTCAGGGTAGGGGCTGCCATCATCGAGAGTTAGATCAACACCTAGAACAAAAGTATCTTTTATGAATTGAGGGGTTATAAGGTCACGGATAGCCATGTGTTTATACACCTTTCAAATGATGTTTTGGGGATAAACGCAGTGAGTCTCGTAGACCTCCCCTATCTCAATCCTGTTTGTCTTTAGGTGACTTACGTCGTGATTTTGAAGAGGCACGCTTCCGACTGCTTTTAGTAGATGTCATTATATCACACTCGGCGTCATCTGAGGTAGAAGCCTCAGGCTCAACCTTAGGCTCAACCTTAGGCTCAACCTTAGGCTCAACCTTAGGCTCAACCTTAGGTATCTTTGCTGGTGCGATATAGCTAAAAGCTGAATTTAGACCTAATAGTGTGTGAAGCTCTTCATCAACCTCTGAAAGTACGACGCCATCTGCGGAAAGGTTTAGAGTCCATCTGCTAAACTTAATAGACATAGGTCTGTTAGTCAGGCTCAATCTTCTTTTATACTTCCACATGGTTGTCTCCTTTCAACCTATCTTATGTACGGGTAACGCCTGTAGTGCTAAGGCCGCAGTTGTCCATCAAGAACATCTTGCTAGGCACCTTAACGATGGGTGATCCGAAGAGCATAAGGAGGAAAGGCTTAACTGAAGCAGTCTCGGCCAATGGACGACGGATGAAGTCCAAAAGTCTAACGAACTCCATAACCTGTGGGTCATGTTGAGCGAAGAGGATAGGTGAGCAGTCATATTTCTGACCGTTATTACCATCATCAAGATCAGTAAAGACAGTAGCGACGGCACCACCAGCACAAGGAAGCTCTGCGATCAAACGATAGCTTGCGTCGGTAGCTGCACCGTTAGCTGCTGAGCGGTAGATACGGTAGTAGCGAGGAGCTTGTGAAGCACCACGAACCAAACCTGTAGCTGCGATGGTAAGTACAGCCTCTTCATCTTCGTTGATGTTAACAGCGGCAGATTTAACTGGAGCTGAGAAGCCTTGGTCACCAACAGCAACCACTGCATACTTATACTCAGGATCGCCTGCGACGAACTGTGAAGTACCATTAACAGTCTCACCCTGAGCAGCAGCTGAAGTGATAGTAGGATCAACAGGAGCCAATGAACCGAAGCCAGCAGCAGGCATACGACTTGCGAAGTGCAAGAATGGAGCAGCTTTAACAGGTACAGCACCGAATGGAGCCATGATGTTAAGTTGAGACTGTCCGAAAGTAAGACTTCCACTTTGAGCTACTTGGAACTGATCATGACGGCCTGACTCAACGCTTTGCTTAATAAGCTCAGCGTGCATACGAGGCTCAACATAGATGCAGTCAGGGCGACCAAAGTTAGGAGCTGAATAAACTTCACCTAATGCTTCTTGAAGAAGAAGAGGAGTAGGAGCAGAACCTGCGAGATCAAGAACATTCTGACTTGCACCATCACGAACTTGCTTAAGGATTCCGTCAAAACCCTTCTCTTGAAGACTCTCGTTACCGTACCATAATTGTCTTTCGACCTTACGCATAAGGTTCATGGTTCCACGCATAGTCTCTTCAGCTACAGCCTGGCGATTGTCACCGATCATACCGACCAAAGAAGCGACATCTGAAATTTGACGACGCTCTGCCATGTACTTAATCTTTACCGATTTTCTCTCATAGCTACTATTGTTAGTAACGAAATCAGATTCAGCTCCGCCACCTTCGCCGATGAAAGGATCGACATCAAAACCATGATCATTTACAACTACATACTCATGAAGAGTCGAGCTGACTGAGGTCTTAGGAATCATAGGCCAGAGGCTGAGTTCCTGCATGGTGTGAGTAGCAGAACTAAGGCTGCCTTCGATGCTTTGAGGTACTAATGGGCTTAATGCTCCATTTTCAGCACCAGCAGTGACGGCACCAGTTTGGTAGCCAACATTGGATTTGCGGAGACTATCGTTAAGTCTAACGAGGTCTTCTACATTAACCATTTCATTGTTTCCTGGGATATTCATATCAGAAGTCTCCTATTAAAGATTAAGATCAGTGGCGATTGCAACTGGGTCAAGGTTAGAGTCAAGTTGAGCGATGCTCTTCATTAAGGACGCTTTACGGTCACCGAAAGCACCAGCTTTAAGTTCAGCTATGCACTTGGCCATAACGTAACCTTTAGTGATAGGTGCCTCGGTAGTTACACTTTGGGCATCTGCGGGTGCTGCTTCAGCCTCTGCGACGACTACAGCTTTAGGGGCGGCTGGAACTTCACCAAGATCTTTAAGACCTTTTTCAAGTTTAGCATTAAGCTCTCCGAGTTTAGTACCGAGAAGAGCATCAAGACTATCAAGCCGCTCTAAGATACCTTCGATGCCTTTTGATAAAGACTCTACAGCTTCTTTATTTTGAGCAACGATAGCATCAGCACCTTTAGCGATAACTTCTACGCTATTGTCGATGTCGGTGTCAGCGTCAGCGGTAGCCTCTGCTTGAGCAACGAGGCTCTTGTTCATGTCAACAAGTAAAGCCTCAATTCGGGTAAGGTCAGCAGCCTGGTCAATTTGGTCAGACATAGTATCCTCCATAATAGGGATGTTGGGAGTGTTAAGAGTGATAACTTTTCGCTGCCGATAATAGCTTTCGAGCCATAGCTCGTTGCTCAGAAGCAGGAAGTTGGGGAAAAACTTTACCAAGTAAGGTTTGCATCTGCGGCAATGATACCATAGGTGGGGTAATAGAGGCACTCTTTTCGGCGTCCGTTACTTTATCACCTTGGTAGTAGCCTTTGGCCTGGTCCATCATCTTCTCTACTTCGTCGGACATCATCTTAGCCATTTCTTCTTTCATGACACGACGCATCATGCCTTCCATAAGATTGGCCATTGACTCATCATCCGTAGTAGAGGTTTTATTAGAAGGCTGCCCGTCAAGTGATTGAGTGGCTAATGGCGACAACGCTGCTTCAGGGTCAGGCACCGTCATAGACTGCACGCCTACGAGTCCTTTATTAGTTTGCTCACCAGTCATAGATGCCTCTTCAGTGTTAATAACTTCCGCTAGTGTATCAGACGGAATGCTGATTTCACTAATATTAGTTTGCTCATCATCTAATTCTAACAGACTTCTAGCTAAAACTTCTAGTCGAGCATCAGGATTAACGGGGTGGGCTGTTACCGACACATTTAGTATCCTAGCCTTAGTGATGATCTTTGGATCTTTATTATCACGTTCAAGTACTTGGCCTTCTACCGAGAAACCAATAGAGCGACCGTCAGCCGCCTTTTGGATTGCTTTAGCAGATTCATATACCTCTTTAGCTCGGGGTCTATCTAGGAGCAGGTAACCTTCAATCATAGTGGCTTGCTTGCCCTCAAAAACAGCAGGTCTAACTACTGTGGGGTAGCCTACAATATGCTCAGGCCCTTGTTGATGCTCATAATTTAACCATCCACGTTTTAAAAAGTAATCCCAGTCGCAACCGCTCTGTATAATACTGTCACCCTGAAGGTCTTTAGCCTCAGTACTAACTATGCCTGCGATTGGCCCCTTGAGGGGTTCCTCTTGTCCGTCTTGAGCTTTTTGGATATTTATTGGTGTCCATACCGAGAATAGATCAACTGGTTTGTTCATCTGTGGCTCCTATTGTAGTGAGTTTAGAGGTGTGGTTTTTCTGCACCCACGTAGATAGATTAGATTGCTGCTCTTGAGTAACAGTACCTGCCTCAAGTTGAACACCTATTATACCTAATAATTGTTCTAAAGCCGAATCATAACTATCTTCTTCACGATAGCAGTGCGTCAATATTAAATGTAGAGCTAGGTCGATAGCCTTTACCTTAGTTATTTCACCTCGGTCCATATAATAATCAGGGATGCACAGTTTCTCCAGAGTAACCTCCGCAGGTGATAAGCCTGTGCCTCGGCACTGGTCATATATATCCCACCTGTCTGTCACTATATCTAAATAGTGATCGACTCCACACACATGTGCCGTAATGGCTCTTCTAACGTCAGCCTCTAGGTGGTAGTTCTTTATAGACACAAAGCCGTCATGGAAGAGCGTGTTAAGGATGTAAATAACCTGATCACGCATAACCCTGGCAGGCTTATGGCTCATGGCGAAGCAGGCCGCTAAAGCAAAATCTAAATCAAAGTATTGTGTGTGAGGCTTACCTCTGAAAGCCGCTCGCTTAGCAGCCTTTATTAATTCATCAGTCCTAGGACGAATAGTTCTAAATGGTGCGGCGTCGGAATATAAGACTTTGTTCCGTAAAGCGGTTTCACCCATCTCAAGGTAGGCGGCCAGATCACGGATCTTAATCCACGCCTTTGATGAGGAGCCTACATTAATAAACGGTAATTTTAAAAACTTTTTAGCCATACAAATACACTCCATATACCCACTAGGTTAGTGGTCATACTTTATAAGATAGCACATAGTAACCACTAACGCTAACATATACCCACTAACATATACCCACTAACATTGTTACTGGGCATGCACGTATCCACTAACATATACCCACTAACATATACCCACTAACTGCATGTTCGGTAGTATTTGAGGCATAATATCAAAAAGTGGCACATAGGTGGAGCGGGGTTAAGTGTATGTAATGTATTCATAATATGCCTGGATTGGTCAATACCTTCATAAATAACATTTCTAGTAAAGTATATATTGTTTGTATAACTACACCTATAAGGTGAGGCTGTAAACAATACATGTAAAAAGCTGAAAGTTTGGGAAACGAGGTGGCAAAGTGGCAAAGTGACCATGTGTTAGTGGCCATATACTATCGCTTATGCTCCGCCCATAGGTCTTTGTCGGAGGTGTTTCTCGTGGTGCCACCTGTACAGAAGGAGCAGGCTCTAGCCCTGCCCCAACTCTCTTGAGAGGCACTACGACTACGACCGTCTGTTACCCAGGCTTCTACTCCCCGAGCATATACCTTGTCTAATATAGATCGGGACACACCCGACACCTTTGCTGCCGCCCGTAAGAACTCCTCCTCACCATGCTCTCCTGCTTCCGCACGCACTCTAGCTACAAATGCCTCGCCTCCAGTATTGGTTTTCTCATCCACCACCTGGCCGTCAACGTTTTTTGCACCTTTATTTAGTTTTATGCTTTTCTGTATCTCCTGTTTACGCTTTTGTAGCTCTATGCCTTTCAACCCCTCAAGTAACATGGGAGGTACTTTAGGTTCGGCCTTCGTTATGACGGCTAACATGGCTTCGCCGCCGACAGCTAAAGCGTTCTTCCTCATACCAGGCTCGTCTATAAATGATAAATAGCCCTGTAACAGACTTAGGTCAACCTTAGCCCACTGACCTTTACAGATGTAAAGTCCTTGTCGCCTAGCCTTACGTTCAACACCGTGTATGTTACGTCCCTTCTTTGCGATCTTCTTAATCTTGACGTGATCATAGGGCGACACAATTACCTCAGGCACAAAATCAACCTCCATTAACCTCGGCTCAGGAGGTATTGGTCGAGGCGGTAAGGGTGGAGGTACTTCAGGAGCAGGATCCGTATCGGGTAGTTCGTCGTCATCACCTACTAAATCTATGACCACCACACCCTTATCCACCTTATCTTCTTCTTCTTGAATAGCCTCCTCTAGTTCTTTGTCCGTAAGAGGTTTATCTTCAGGAGCCGTGGCGTCTTTAGGGGCTTCTACTAGTTCAATATCCGACTCTTCTACGTCTGTCTCTTCATCAGCATCAGCCTCGATACGTTTACGGCCCTTGGTGTCCATGTAGTCTTTTTTACGGGTAGCCGCCTTTAACAACGCACTGAAGCTACTAATAGGCTCCGCTTCAATCATAGGCTCAACCTCTACAGATGGTTCATCTTCAGGGAAGTCATCACCGAATAAAGACATGGCCAAGAAGCTGCCCTTCTCGACTTTTTCTTCTTGTTTAACTATGCGTTTAGCCCAAGCGTATCCAGCGTCACCACCACATAAATCCCAACTAATTTTTGCTGCGGATGTAGGAGCCTCCTGATGTTCTTTAGATGCCTTATGTCTATTGAAGAAGGCCAACATACCTTTAATCACCCTATACGGGACTGTGCCTTGCACAAGGCTGGATGCACGCCGAACACTCGATTCAACTCCTTCTTTCCTGGCCTGCTGAGCGACAATACCGCACTCAGCAGCATCTCTAACTGACTGAGGTACCTTAAATGTTTTCGATTGATTGGACATCTGAAGGCTCCTTATTCGTCATAGTAACGGCTGCTACTTGGTTGAGGATAACGTCACCGCCATCCAGTGGCTCCATATCATACATAGCTCTAAGCTCGTTGACGGTCATAAACGAAGCGACCTTCTTAATATCCATCTCTAACTGTTTTTCAGCAGGAGTCACGTCCATGCCTGTGAATACTAACTCAAAGCGGTCATCTAGCTCTCTAATTACGTATTTATTAAGCCAAGATTCAACAGCCCGTAATAACGGACGCAGACCTTTTTCTTTACTCATTAATACTTTAGAGCTGGGATCTTGTTGGTTTAACGAACTCTTAACTCCTACCTCCCCAAAATTAAATCCGACTTCCATCGGATCAATCTGAAAGATCGCACATAGTTGACGAATATTATAGTTGATCCATTTCTCGAACTCCATCTCAGCATTACTCTGAGACAGGTTAAGTGCCTTTAAATCCTCATTACCGTCAGGATCAAGCTGAATCAAGGGTGTGCGTTTAGCGTTATGTGAGCCGCTAAGCATCGCATAAAACTCACGCCTAAACGCTCTAAATAGCTGAGGGTTCATCTTAGTCTTTACCGCCACAATACCCGAGACTGAAATCCCATTAGTAAAGTTACTAGCATTATAAACTTCAGCGTTAAGTAGATTAGTCATAACACCGATACATTCTTCAAGCTCAGGGAAACCATACCCTCTAAAATGTATATCGGATCTAGGTCTACGAATACCAAAACATAAATCTCTAGTATTGAATTGAGCCTTTACTTTATTAGCATACACCTGCACATAATGGACACCATCAGGGTCACGCTTACCCGCCTCCTTCTCAGAGGCCGTCATCTTGGACCGCCTAATCGTGGAGCTATCCACATTCATGAACGCTGCGACTTGACCGTTTCTACTCCTAATGACTTCAAAACAGCCTTGATCGAAGATAAGGCTATCCCGCACCAACATACGCAAAAAGCTCTCAAAGCTACTCTCAAAATCAATCCGATTATCACCGCAGGATAATATGAACTCGTACATATCCTGTATAGTCTCTAGGTCTGTTTCATTAGGCACTTCGTTACGGTCTTTCAATCGGATCTGGAACCCGATATCGCTCCCGTCCTGTGAAGGTTTCGCAAACTCAGCTATTTGATTAATTCTAGTTTGTATAATGGCCGCTATGAGTGGAACTCGGGACATGGCTCGTAACTGATCATAATCAAGACCTCGATGACCTTCAGGCATCTTCTCATCGCCCTGGGCTAACATGTATGCGTTAGCTATATCGGTCGAAGCTACCTGTGTAGCCAGAGGCTCAGCCACCTCCTTTGAGGGTGGTGGTAGGGCTTTGATTATGTCTTCAGTAACTTCCATTGGAGGCGGGCTGACACCTGCCCAACTGGCTACACGTTGAAAAATGTTCATTGGATTACCTCGGGATATAAAATAGGTGATTATATATTAACACAATCTTGGTTGTTTAGGTAGGTGGTGAGAAAGGACTCAGAGGTATAGTTATGCCAGCTGGAGCCTTGATAACTAGCCTTTTTTCAAGAGCTTGCGACAGGTCACTCATATCCTGTTTAACGGGTATAACCTTGACCCCACTGTCTCTCAATATGTCTACACCATCCAGCTTACCGAACGTGCCTGATATACATATCACACGCATAGCACCAACCTGCACGATAGCTTTAGCACACAGTCTACACGGCTCTCCGTTTATGATGAACCACGCACCCACTAAAGACGTACCTAAGCGAGCGGCGTTGTATATTGCGTTTTGCTCAGCATGCACACACCCGATGTCATAATTAGTGCCAGGCTCTAGTCCCTCACGTTTACATACTCCGTTACCACATATGCTGGACGCTCCACGCAGATTACCATTATACCCCTCACTAAGTATAACATTAGCCTCTGGATCGACCACCACGCATCCGAACTTACGACGGACACATGGCGACAAAGAAGCTAAGGATAGGCAGGTGCGGATTCTGTGTTCTAGGTGCTTTTTACGCATAATACGCCTAACTCATCCAGTATATCTACTGTCTGCGGGAATACCTCACGCATAATGTCTAATACGCCTCTAGCCAGCTCTTGTACTTCAGGCTGAGCGTGTGGATGTAGACGTAATTGTAAAAACTTAATCCAGTTAAGCAGATTACCTGTCATATAGAAGGTGGTATACATGTTCTGTGGTAGAACGGCACGAGCCTGCTCACGACATACGCCACAATCTAAAAGCATCTGATACACCCGATAACTTGAATCGACATGAAGACGCATGGACTGCACCAACTTATCGTTAGTATCGACTACCTCATTGGTACTACATTGAAGATTAGTATCGGCCTGTTTTCGTAATTCCGCTGGTATATGGAACTCAATACAGGCGTCAGTATACCGACGGCTAACCTCATTATAACTGAAGGTGCGGTGCCTCATAATCTGGCTACGTATAAACAAAGGCACCTTGATTCGGAAACTCAGACAGCTGTGTTCAAAAGGTGATGTGTGCTTCTCACGTAATAGAAACTTAGCGAGCGACCTGTCCTTCTTATCCAGGCACCCATTAGATGTGAGCGTATCCTCATCTTTTAGGAATGATACACGGGCAGCCTGTACCGCCCTGGCATCGTCACCCATATAATCTATCAGTTGTATACTGCCTATATTGTCACCATATAGCTCGACTGTTTCGTTCAACATATATTTTTTACCTATCATCCTGTCTCTGCTGCTGTTGCTGCTGCTGTTGCTGGACCCATGTAGATATACTGTCTACTTTTTGCTCTAAACGGGCTACCGCAAGGCGAGTCTCAGTAAGTGTATTAGTTAATTGTTCTAGTATCTCGTTACCCTTTTCAAGGCTCGCTACTCGCTCTTCTAAAGAGCCAATAGCTTTACCGCTATCGTATCTATCCTTAACATAAGCGTATAAGAAACCCAGCACCGCAATGGCACTGGCCAAACTGGTTATCGAGATAGACTCCATAAAGCACACCCTCCTAATGATATAACTGAGCCTATAGTCGCCCCAGTGATTGTATGTTTGAAAAAATGATCGTTACAAGCGGGACACTCAGGCACTGCGGTACATACCAAGAGTTGACTCGTAAGGCTGTCTACACGAGCCTCTAAGGCCTTAATCTCTACATCTTTAGCCTGGACACGCCCTCGCAATACAGCCAGCTCTACTTCGAGATTACGATAACGATCTACACCCAACCAAACACCAGGTTTATGGGCTATACAGCCTTTAGGTATTCTGATGCGATCATCATCAAAAGTCAAAGGACAAGGCACCGTCTTCTCTGTGCCGTCTGTATTTACCCACACACCCACAGAGGCTGAGAAGATAATAGGTATTGATAGGAGTATGGTTTTAATCATTTCCACTCTCCATCTAAAAAGTCGTTTACGTCTTTAGTAGTTTTCGCCTCTGTTTCAGTCGCCGCCTCTTCTTGAGATTGACGGATACTATCAAGCTCGGCCTGTGCATAGACTTGTTGCTCTACAACGTCTTTAATACGCTCTTTCCGCTGCTGCTGCTGCTTCTTAGTCGTATGCACTTGACTACCAAAGAAAATAGCGACAAGGCCCACTAGGGCCTCGACGGAGAGGTAAGCCACAACCAGACAAAGGACTCCGACAGCAGCCCATTTAATCTGGTTTTTATGACTTTTTAGAAAGGTGATAATCTTATCCATTGTAGCATCCTCTTTTACGAGTAGGTTTGTAGATTAAGATACCACCTCTTGTTACGAATGGTCAATCATAGGAGTCATACATTACACCTGACGAACAGGTGTTAAGAGCTTTTTACAGCTTATACATGGTGACTGCTTCACTAGCTCCTGTAGCGTTGGTAACACGTACAAGGTACGAATGAGACTTATCAGTCAGGGAGCTTGAGCCTCCGACGATAGTGACGCCTGATCCAGCAGTGAAGTTGTATCCAGAAGTTGAATTTGAAACGATGAAGCGTATAACGAAGGTCATATCAGCAAGTCTAGCAGAGCTAGGCATCGCAGCTACGATCTCAGCCGCCGTTGCAGTCGCATCAGTCTCATCATTAGAAGCATCACGAAGGACTACACCACCGACCATTGAAGAGGCTGATATTGTAGTATTGGTTCCAGATACAGAAGCAAAGCTTAACTTCTCGAACATAGCCTTAGCGGAGTTATTGATAACAGAGCCGCTTGCAAGCAGACTACCGTTAGCGGCGATATTTTTCGCACGCATATCTGCGAGAGCATATCCAACAGCAGAGGTATCAACAGTAGTTGTAGGCTTAGTAGCGGTCTTGAAGGCGATGAACTCAGATGCTGACTGGTCATAGGCTTGGCCTACATACTCTCCATCACTGTGTTTAGAGTGCCACCCATGATCGACTACCGCAGTATTGTTATACCCAACTTCAATCACGGTATCTTGGAACTTCATGGTCGCAGAGTTAGCGATGAGGTTACCATTGATAGTCGTGGTTCCTGTGATACCCACAGCACCTGAAATAGTTGCTCCACCACCAAGGATACTTAGCTCACCATTAGTGATTTCAAGATCACCGTTAGTGACTGTTAAATCATTGGTAGCAATGAGGTTATTGCCCACTGTTACGTTATTAGGTAATCCAATTGTAAGTTGGTTTGATCCTGCGGTAGCAGTCTCAATCTCATTAGCTGTACCTGAGATAGTGATTGTCTCACCGAGGCTAACAGGATCGTTAGAGCCTGTGTCGGCGGAGAGAGTCACTGTGCTGTTAGCCAACATAGAGTTTTCAACAGAGGTAGACGCTATTGTCGCTGTTAAGGTTGCGTTAGCAGACCCATCAATAGCCACTGAACCACCTAGATCACCACCGAGAGTGATTGTACGTGATGCGGCCCATGCTGTTGCAGTCGCTGCATTACCAGTAGTATCACTATCAATAGTGCCTTCAAGTGCGACACTGAGCTGATTAGTGGTGGTATTATAAGCGATGTCGATATCTTGACCACTGATGAAGTTAAGCGTATCACCAAGATTAATATCTTCTTGGGCCACACTATCTACCTGAAGGCTAATTCCATCGTTAGCAAGCATAGCGTTATCGACAACGCCAGTGGCGATGGTCGCATTAAGCTCCTCACTGGACCCACCATTCATGGTTACACTACCAGTGAGATCTCCAGCTAAAGTAATCGTTCTGTAACCAGACCAAGTAGTAGCTGTATCAGCGTTACCTGTTAAATCTGCGGTAATGGTAGAAGGAAGGCCAAAGGTTAATGTGTTCGTGCCTGAAGTATAAGCGACCTCTACTTCATTGGAAGTTCCAGCGAAGTTAAGATCATCACCAAGATTGATGTCTTCTTGAGTGACTCCACCTAATTTTAGACTAATTCCGTCATTAGCTAGCATCGCATTGTCAACTGCACCTGAAGCGAGTGTCAAAGCGATGTCAGCATTACCCGTACCATCAAAAGCAGCAGAGCCTGTGCCGTCACCACTAATTGAAAGCGTTCTACTTGTTTCGAGTGCCGTAGCTGTACTTGAGTTACCCGTCAATGAGGCTGTAATAGCTGAAGGAAGACCAAACGCTAAGGTATTGGTACCTGCTGTGTAGGTTACATCTACTTCATTCGAGGTGCCTGCGAAGTTAAGGTCATCCCCAAGATTAATATCTTCTTGAGCAACCCCACCTAATTTAAGGCCAATTCCATCATTTGCGAGCATAGCGTTGTCTACCGCTCCAGCCGCAATGGTGAGGGCGATAGCTGCGTTGGCAGACCCATCAAAGTTAGCTGAACCTGTAGCATCACCAGTGATACTTAAAGTTCTACTTGTTTCGAGTGCTGTAGCTGTAGAGGCGTTGCCCGTTAAAGCTCCTGTAAACCCTGTTGAGCTTACCGATGTTAAACCACTGACTGTAGAGGGTAGACCGACAGTAAACTTATTAGTAGAAGCACTGTATGCGACCTCAGCCTCATTAGCAGTACCTTCAATCTTAAGTGTGTCGCCCACTGCTAGAGTCTCTGAGTTAGTCCCATCGCTAAAGGTGAGGAGGTTACCACTAGCGAGAGTAGATGAGATAGAGAGGTTGCCCGTTCCATCAAAACTACCTGAGCCTGTGACCGCACCCGTGAGGGCAATAGTACGAGCTGTCTCAAGAGCAGTAGCTGTAGAGGCGTTACCCGTAAGAGCGGCTGTAATGGCTGAAGGAAGGCCCATCGTGAAGGTATTAGTACCTGTGGTATAGGCGACCTCGACCTCATTACTAGTACCTGCAAAAGTAACAGTAGATCCTAAGTCTAATGCTTCAGATGCTCCCTGGCCGTCTGCGAAGGTAAGGGAGGTGCCGCCAGCTAATGTAGATGCGATAGCGAGGTTACCCGTTCCATCAAAACTACCTGAGCCTGTTACATCACCGCTAAGTGAGATAGTACGAGCCGTCTCAAGAGCAGTAGCTGTAGAGGCGTTACCTGTTAAAGAGGCTGTAATGGCCGAGGGTAGTCCAAAAGTCAGCGTATTAGATAGTGCTGTATAGGTGATATCTACTTCATTTGAAGTACCTGCAAAGTTAAGATCATCGCCTAGATTAATATCTTCCTGGGCCACACCTGCGAGCTGCAGACTAATTCCGTCATTAGCGAGCATCGCATTGTCGACAGCACCCGCAGCAATAGTAAGAGCGATGTCAGTGTTACCTGTACCATCAAAGCTACCTGAACCTGTGGCGTCACCACTGACAGACAATGTGCGAGCTGTCTCAAGAGCAGTAGCTGTAGAAGCATTACCTGTTAAAGCACCCGTGAATCCTGTTGAGCTTATTGAGGTTAAACCACTGACCGTAGAGGGTAGACTAACAGTAGTGACACCCGATGAGTGAGCCACAGTAATCTCATTTGTTGTACCTTCAATAGTTAAAGATCCACCTAGAGCAATCGAGGAGGTATTAGATCCGTCGCTAACTGTGACGCTATTATTAGCGAGCATCGCATTATCGACTGCACCTGAAGCGAGAGTCAGAGCAATGTCTGCATTACCTGTTCCATCAAAAGAAGCAGAACCTGTACCATCTCCACTGATCGAGAGCGTTCTTGCTGTCTCAAGAGCGGTAGCTGTAGAAGCATTACCTGTTAAAGAGGCTGTGATAGCTGAAGGAAGACCAAACGCTAAGGTATTAGTCAACGCTGTGTAGGTTACATCTACTTCATTTGAAGTTCCAGCGAAGTTAAGATCATCCCCAAGATTAATATCTTCTTGAGTCACACCTCCGAGCTTCAAACTGATGCCGTCATTAGCGAGCATAGCGTTTTCAACTGATGCGGAGGCAATAGTAGCAGCAATAGATGCGTTAGCTGAGCCGTCAAAAGAGGCTGAGCCAGTAACATCACCAGTTAATGCGATGGTTCGAGCTGTAGCTAGCTTAGTCGCTGTGCTTGAGTTAGCGGCTACCGTACCTGAGATAGTCCCTGATACTACAAGATCACCTGCAATATTAACATCGTCAGGCAATCCTACTGTAAACTTATTAGCTGCAGTTGAGTAGGCTACTTCGACTTCACCAGAGGTGCCGCCAAATTCAAGAGTGGCCCCCAGAGCAATAGCTTCAGAGTTAGACCCATCAGTAAATGTGATGTCTGAGTTAGCCATCATCGCATTATCGACTGCACCTGAGGCAATAGTCGTCGTGATAGACACATTTGACGAACCGTCAAAGCTCACTGAACCACTGACATCGCCAGCTAGTGCGATGTTACGGGCGGAAGTAAGAGCAGCTGCGGTGGTCGCCGTGTCGGCGTTACCTGTAACGGCTCCTTCAAGGTTAGCTACGACAGTTGCGGTCGTACCTCCTGAAACGGTGGTAGTCGGTGCGGCGGTCGCATTTTCAAAGAACTTGAACTTACCGTCATCAGCATCTCGATAAAGACCTACATATTCGGTAGTGGCTCCGTCAACCATCTTACCATAAAAGCCGATGTCAACGCTGTCTGCGGTGTTTTCTTTAGCGAGCTGAATCAATGGATCTTCAACGCTAACAGTGGTTACGTCAAGGATGGTTTGTGTTCCACTGACGGTGAGATTACCACCGATCTCAACATCGCCTGATGTTGTAAGGGTGGCGGATTGAACATCCACACTATGTAGGGTCGCCCACTGATATGTAGACGTTCCTAATGTGTGGGTGTTATTACTTTCAGGTCTGACTGAGGCCATTATGATACTCCTGTGAATGAAATTGAACCAGATGATCCTTCGTAATCCCAATGTCTATCACCACTACCACCTTGAGGGGCTATAAATACAAAATCATTTGCAGATGTCACAGCCCAAGCTCCATAGTGTTGTCGGATGGTGAAATTGGTGGGTTGAAATATAACAGTATTACTGTCTTCGTGCCAGATACCACCTTGTCGAGCGTTAGCTTTCGCTAGGTCTGCAGTGTGGGTGGTCTGAGTAGACGTTAATGTCGATATATCGGAATCGTTAGATGTAATCTGTGTCTGTAAACTCGTTGTCGTGGTAGATGAGGCATACGCCCCCTCCACGATTGTGAGTCTGGACTGCAGATCATCTATGTCGCTATCCTGAGTAGTGTCATTACTCTCAAGGGTAGTTACTCGACTTCCGTGCGAAGTGAGGGTGCTTCCCTGTGAGGTGTTTGTAGCCTCTACTGCGTCCATCTCTGATTGAAGAGTAGAGATGTTGGACTCTGCGGAGGATACATCACTCTCAATAGAAGCTATTGATGTTGTATGTGATGTTAAGGTGGAGGTATGCCCACTGACAGTTGACTCCGCTGATGTGAGACGCACATCTAAAGCACTAATGGCCGTCGCTCTTGCAGCAATAGCTGTGTCTAAGGCATCATCAGCATCCACCAAACTTGTAGCCAGTGTGATGTAGTTTGCCGTGCTATTGGCCGAATAAGCACCAGCACCAGATAAGCCTGCACCACTTTGGGTAGCATCAAGCTCTGCTTGGAGAGCTGTAATGTCAGAGTCATTACTGGAGATGTTACTCACATTAGTGGAAATGCTACTTGCGTTCGTGCTGATGTCGCCGTCATTACCTGTGATCTGACTCTGTAGACTCGTGAGCGTAGAAGAGTGTGAGCTTTGAGTAGATGTGAGGCCTGAGATATCACTATCGTTGCCTTGAATAGCAGAGAGGTTAGAAGCTACGTCAACCTCTAGGTCATCAATATCAGACTCAGCAGCAGTCATCCTGGTACCTAGGCCAGAGATGTCCGTATCGTTAGAGGTGATGTTACTTTCTGCGGAACCCATACGTGTCAACAGGCCTGCGATATCAGAATCATTAGAAGCGATGGCTGCTAAGTTTGAGGCTATATCCGAATCATTGCTTTGAATAGCGGAGAGGTTAGAAGCTACGTCAACCTCTAGGTCATCAATATCAGACTCAGCCGCAGTCATCCTGGTACCTAAACCAGAGATGTCCGTATCATTAGAAGTGATGTTACTTTCTGCAGAACCCATGCGTGTTGTAAGGCCAGCTATATCAGAATCATTAGAAGTGATGGCTGTGGCGTTAGTAGTGATGCTACCCTGAGCTGTCAACAGGTTGGCCGACATAGTGCCTGTAAAGGACTCTTCACCCACATAATCCACAATACCTTCAACGGCTGCTACGATGGTTGTATCCGCAGCGATGATAGGTTTACCTGTAAATGTCGCCAAGTTACCCGTGTTACTTAGGCCAATGCTGGCCTCATGGGTATCAACGAGGGCCTGAAGGCCTGTAATATCACTATCGTTACTGCTGATACCACTAGTATTAGTCGATACGTCGCTCTGAAGTGAGCCTATGTCTGAATCGTTGGATGTAATCTGTGAAGACAAGCTACTTATTGAGGAGGTATGTCCTGAAACAGTGGATTCAGCAGCAGTGAGCCTAGTGTCAACACCGTCAATGGCGGTGTCGAGCTTCTCATCAGCATTCTTTAGAGAAGAGGCAGTTTGGAGATAATTAGTGAGACTGTTAGCGGTATAGGCCCCAGCTGTGGATAAGCCTGAAGCCGCTTGGGTCGCTGTCATCTCAGTCTGTAGGCTCCCAATAGAAGACAAGTTGGTCGCTATATCGGCGACGTTGGTCGCTATATCGGCGGCGTTGGTGCCGTGTGGTGATGTGTCTATCGCTGCGATAGCGGTAGTGTTGGCCAAAACTTGTGTATCAAGAGCGTCAACCTCCCCACGAACATCAGAGGCTCCAGAAGTATAGGTGCCTGAAGATGCGACGAAGCTCCCGTCACTAGCAATACCCACAGACGCAGCTATTGTAGTCGCTAAGGTTAGCGAGGCTTTGCCTGAGACACTACTTTGCAAGGTGCTGATATCGTTATCATTACCCGCTACATCTGTCTGAAGCTGGGTTATGTCTGACTCTGCATCACCTATACGTGTTGTGAGTCCTGTTATATCACTATCATTACCCGCTACATCTGTCTGAAGGGCCGTTATATTGCCTTCGGCTGTTGATAACGAGCTTTGTGTAGTCGATAACGAGCTTTGTGTGCTGGTGATAGCGACAGTGTTAGTCCCGATCTGAGTATCTAATTTATCATCCGCATCATGAAGAGATGAAGCAGTCGATATATAATTAGATAGAGCATGGGCAGAATAATTTCCTAATGTGCTGAGGCCTGCACCACTTTGGGTAGCATCCACCTCTGCTTGGAGAGCTGTAATAGCACTAGCATTAGAATTACCTGAAGAGGATAGTGAGCTAACCTGTCCGTTAATCGTCCCTATATCATCAGCATTAGTCTTTATCTTGGCATCTAATAATGTAGTCTCATCCACTATCTTTGTGGCAGAGTCCATATAGTTGGTGCCTGATCGTGTGACATACGCACCTACGGAGGATAGCCCTATCGCAGTCTCATGCGTATCTCCAAGAGATGATAAGGTCGATAAGTCAGCGTCGTTAGAGGCGATGCTGTCTGCATTAGTCTTGATCTGGGCGTCTAGTTTATTGTCTGCATCTTTTAAGGAGGATGCACTAGCTACATAATTAGCGGAGGTATTAGCGGTATATGTACCATCAGCGTCGAGGCCTGCACCTGTTTGGGTATCATCAAGCTCGCTCGATACAGAGGAGTGAGATGTTGACTCTAAGACGGCTACACGGGAGGTGACGCTAGTGATGCCACTAACATTAGTAGTCACGTTATCAGCGTTAGTCTTAACTTGGGTGTCTAAGGCTGTGATTTCACCTACGATGGATGTCGCAGAGTTGAGATAGTTAGTCCCACTCCTAGAAAGGTACGTGCCATCAGAGGCTAAACCTACTCCTGCTTGAGTAGCGTCTAACTCTACGCCTCCGCCAACACCTTCTTCGAGGGTATCAATATCACTCTCAGCAGCCGTTAGCCTCGTATTGAGAGCAGCGATATCTGTGTCATTAGCAGTCACGTTTGTCTCTAAAGAGCTTACACGGGTGTAAAAGGTATCGTCGCCAGCAATAGCCGCAGCTAATTCCTGTAGAGTATCTAGGGTTGAGGGGGCAGAACCTATGAGTGCAGCAATATACGCCTCAACACCAACAGGTGTGATAGCTATATCGTTTTCATTTCCTGCGAGTGTTTCAGAGACTGTCGCTAAACGAACAAGTCCTTCTTTTGTTGCGGAGGCTCCTGAGCCTGATAAAATAGCCATTTAACGCTCCTTATAGACCACGAGGCCAAAATGTAGCATGAACAGTAGGGTCAGCCCCAACACCCAAATTAACAAAGGATACTGATACATCTTGATATAGTATATCCACGCCTTGTGAAGATACGACGGCATCAGTTTCGGCACTACCTGCTTGGAACTCAATGGTATGACCACAATCCACAGGCATGTAAGATACGTTATATGTGCCTCCACCCAATCCCTCAACGCAGATTTGAAAATTGCGATGGGTGTCTGCTGGATTGAATCCGAGATTAGCTTTATTGAGATGTACGGTAGCACCGCCTGATTGAACAGTTATAGATTTACGATTAGCCATGATGAAGGCTCCTATATATATATCAACTAAGTGTTAGGTTACTGTATGGTACCATGATAGTTCTTGCACTTCATCTTAATGTTCTTTGTACCAATCAAAGTTAGACCATAAACCTGTGAGGTGTTTTGCTTCCGCCTGATTATTGTAGCTCGTGTAGGTATCGTGACCATCCCCTACTATATTACCAAAAGTATCGAGTTCAAAGTCATCACCGAACGATACAGCATACTGGAAACTTGCGTCACGCATGGCAGTCTCAGCTATCCATAGACTCATAGCCGTGTCATCGTGCTTTTCTTTACCCAGCCCGTAAAGCTCCTGGCAAAGTATGTCTACAGCATCCTTAGTCTCTTGATCCCTATACGGCAGAACAATCTTACCATTCTCAAATAGAGCGGCTAAAGCAGGAACACCTGTCCAGGGTGATGACTTAGCTCCAGCGGTAGTGAGGTGCTGCTTCAAAGGTAGATCAGTCTTCTTCTGTAGCTCTAGTAAGTGCAATTGCCCAAAGGCGTTCTTCTCTATCATAACACAGGTTACAAATTGTTTAAAGCGTTCATATTCCTCGACTATTTTACGTTGAAGTACGTTTGGGGATACGCCTCTAAATCTACATATAGATAATAAATAGCGGGTTCCATCCTGATCTTTACCCCAGGTGGTGCCTACCGTAAAGTCACCATCTTGATCCTCCGCTTTCTTAGCGTCTGTGATTAAGGCTAAATCCCACCCCTGCACCACCTGTAGCTGTTCCACAGGAGGTATCTCACCAAAACCGAGATGACTACCTTGCTCTTTAGCTCTATCTAGCCATTCCCACTTAAACGCAGCAGCATCATCAGATTGCACCTGGTTCATAAACTCCCGAGCGAAGAGTAGGCCTCCTACAGCCTGTTTCTCTTTGAGTAAATACTCGATAGGACGCTCTTGGGGCCACAGAACCTGGGATGGACCTTTGACGATCACATTCTTTATAATGTCTCTACCATCCCTATCCAGGCCCATGTCGAAGGTATAGCTCTCGGGCATCTGTATGACGGCGGGGTCATTGTATAGCTCAAAAGTAGGATCTTTTATCATATGTGAATAAACATCATCAAAATGTTTACGGGTGCCGACCACCAGCATAAACCCATTACGGTTGAGCATAGGTTGAACGGTGCCTTTTAACCAATCACGAGTCTTCTCACGCACAGATGAAGAATACACTGTTCTGTCGTCTTCGAGGTCGTCCATGATGATACAATCGACATGCCCACCTGTGATGGAGCCTCCACAACCAGTAGCTTCTACCGACGGGTCTACACTCTCATCAGGTCGAACAATATAGATCTGTGTAGATACCCACTTAGTTTCCGCATCCTTAAATGGAGGTAAATCATCACTCGCCCAATCATCTATGATTCTCTGATCAGAGAGGTATTTCTTAACCATCCTCACACGTTTTTCAGCTTGTCCTGAAGACGCACTGATCCATAGTATTTTAGCGTTTCTGTCTATACATAGCCTTCTTACAGTGTAGGCTATACTCAAGAAAGATTTACCATGATCACGAGGAGCGAGTAATAACATCTTCTTCTTATCGTTCTGATCTTGAGCTGCTTTCGTGAGTCGCTCACATTCTGCGAGCCAGTCATCTTGGTGCTTAGCGTAATCATACCCTAAATAATACGTAGCAAAGAAGCTAGGGCTATGAATAGATAATAGTCGCCTGCCTTTCTTTGTACTAATCAGCTGCTGTATATCGCCCTTATCCATCTTCCGACTCCTTCCTATGGTGCGTTAATTGTTGAGATAGCATATCACCAATAGCACTGAATTGATCTACACTTATGGATAGGCTATTAATCATTTCAGCCTCCATCTCGCCTGCTGATTTATGAGCTGCTGCTGTTGATTCTACATTAACATTGATCCGCTCTGCACCTATCAGACCCGATTGTCGCTTGCCACAATCAATAACCATCTTGAGATAGGCGAGTCGCATGGTTTCATTATCCGTAAGTTGATATTGTCGCCAGCACTCTTCCTTAACACGTTCGGCCTCTAAATATATCTGCTCCCGTCTGGAGTTAACTTGGCCCATCGTTAATGAGTTAGCCCACCTATCCCGTACTTCTCTTACAAAACGATCAGCTCTAGCATAGGTGATACCACAGACATCACTGAGCTTGGTTACTGAGGCGATACCCCGTTGCATGAGTGTCTCCACCACTACGAGCCATCTTTCATGATCAATAGGCTCCAAGACGCCTTTCTTCTTGTTAGGTACATCGAGGTCCCTTAATATAGGATCCCTTGTCATAACTTCCAGATCTCTACCGCTAGTGATAACTTCACTGTCATGTACTTCGATACGCATATTCTCTTGACCAGGCGGTGTGGGTATAAACACCTGGTCACCGAGTAGATCCTCATTTAATTTTTTATTGGTCTTGCCCATTACAGCCTCCTAGAGAGTTTGTCTGCGTATATTATACGCTGTGGTTGACCTGTTGTCTCAGATACTACTTTAGCCTGCCTATAAGCATTTCCGAAACTACTGCCAAAGATAGAATGATTGAACACATAAACTAAAACTTCATCGGCGAGTTGACCATTACGGTGTGTCCTGGCCACCATCTGCTCCCAAGTGGAAGGATCCGCTATCGCACTACATACTAGGTTTACACTCCAGGCTTGCAGATTCTTACCTGTGCCGTGCGATCTAATAGACATGATGCAGGGTTCCGCATCAGTAGGGAGTGCTGAGCCTGCTCCGTAATATGGGATGTTCAAATAGTCACGTAGCCTGTTTCCAAGCTCAACGCTATCGACCCATATAATATAAGGTATCGTTTGTTCTGATACCCAGTTAGCTACATACTCAATTAAATAATCGGATACCCATACGGTTTCTCTTGGTGGCACCGCTCTGTGTTTAACAGCCTGCCAACGTAAATGGTTTTTACTAAAAGCGTCTACAATATCTTGAGGTAGTTTATGAAAGTCTGTCTCAATTATATGTGGCGAATCAAACTCTTCAATATCCATCTCACGTATGATCCGTACCGTCCTTCGCCACTCTTTGCGAGCGAGTAGCCACTCATCATCAGGTTCATTATTAGGCCAATCCCAATAATATAAACAGCCTGATAACATCTGACCTAAAGCCCTAAGAGCAAACTGATCTGTATCGTCCCATAGATGTTGACTTGCATTTATAGCGTTTACATCGAAATCGAGATCCATACCCTTAAGTACATCCGACATAACACCCGACTCGAAGCATTTATTTATAGCTTTTTGTAATTCGTCAGGCACCTCACCTATGAGTTTTATTAAACGTAAAGAGGCTGGTACTGCCTCGTCCGTAGTAAGAACCACCCCTTTTGCGGAGTTTAGGCGATTATACACCGCAGATCTTGCGGAGTTTCCCCAGGTCATCATAGGCTCGAACTGTTGATATTGATATCCATTCGCCTCGCCTTTAAGGACAAGATCAAATAATTCAGTATCCCGATGGTTACTAGGTACAGGTGAATCCTCTTCTAACGCCCAGTCAGATAAATGTGCGAAATCGGCTACACTTTTATTAAATAAAGTTCCACTCATGACCACAAACTTGCAGTCGGGGTTATCCACTAGATACTTACCTAGACGCCCAGTGCGTGTGCTGTCGATGGATTTTAGATGGTGAGCCTCATCGGCGATGATTAAATCAGGGCGTTTGGTGGCGAGATAAGATTGTGCTGATCTTCGTGACAATCGCTCATATGATAAAATCATAGGCATCTCGATATTGAAGTTAGCGGCATAGCTATCAAACTCTACCTTAGTTTTATCCACAAGGGCTGCGGGTAGTAATAGGAGCGTCTTTTTAGACTGCATCGCCACTGGTAATAAGAAACTTATGAGTGTTTTACCTACGCCACAACCTAGCAGCAGCACCCCGCCTTCAGCGTCAACGCATGTTTGAATAGCTTTGTTCTGTAACGGGCGTAAAACCATCACGCCGTCTTTAGTTTTGAATCTGGGCGTGAGGTCAACCTCTTTATAGTCATACGTATGCAGGCTGGCGATACGCACAGCCTCTGAAACTTCTTCAGGACTCACTACCTCTTCGGGATCTTGTTCAGCGAAGAGGTGCTTTAATTGTTCATTCATTTACTGTGCCTTCCATAGTTTATATGAATAGGCACAGCATAGCATAGTCACAGTAGTTAGTCTATCCCGAGATTACCACCTGATCAGCCAGGCCGATGAGGGTGTCGCTTAAACGCTGAGAAATTTGAGCAAAAGTAGGGACATAATATGCATTATTAGGTAATCCTGTCGCCTGGAGTTTGGCGGCGAGTAGATCCCAGCCTTGTGCGTAAGGGATGAGTCCGATATGGGCGACGTTCTTCTCTATACACACTTCTCGCATCAGCGGAGCTAAGTGGTCGATAAGGCTCATAGTATCTCCGTACAACGGCTTACATCCGAAGTAGATGGTGACGGTAGTATCTTCAACAGTATCTTCAACAGCCTCTTCGGTAGTCTCTTCGGTAGTCTCTTCAACAACCTCTTCGGTAGTCTCTCGTAAAAAATCCAGGACAGCTTCTTGTCTATTACTCATGGGTAATGTCTCCGTTCTTCTGATTGTGTGCCAGCACTCATTATAGTGAGGGCATTGCTTGCCGTAAGAATAACAGTCGGCTTTATTCTTATGTAGGTGATCGAGATTGTTCTGAGAGGCGTCGACCATCTCATTAACAGTGACTAGGATTTTATCAAACTCATCAAAGACATGTTTACGGCTAACAACAGCCGACACCTTCTTAGAGCCATGAGGAGGCCTAGTTAAATAGTATACGTGTGTAACCTCCGCCTCATCTTGATCAGGATGGTGTTCAAGTACATGTCGAGCGTATATAATGAGCTGCATGTTAGTGGTCAGCTCATCTTCAGTCTTCGCCCACTTCCACGCAGATGTTGTCTTATGATCCAGGACATGAACGCCATCGGTCACATCAAGTACATCTATAAAGCCTTTGAATGGTACAGGGAGATTAGGTAGTGGATACTCCTCCAGGCTAATCTCCACATGTGTATCAGATGTCGTCGCAGGGAGCAGCTCTATGCCTTGAGAGGCGATAAGCCCTTCGGTGGTGGTCACATCAGGCTTTTTACCTGTCAGTAGGAACTTCTCAAGTTGCTCATGCACTTTAGAGCCTCTTGTCATCGCATCGGTTGTCTTACCTTTGAAACCTAAGAGGTAACGGTGGTACCACCTAGTGGGGCAACGGTCAAAGAGTGTTATTGATGAGGCTGACACATGGGTAAGTTTATCACGCTTCGACATGATGTAGCCTCACTTTCATGGCCGCCATCTTGTCATGAAGTTCTTGCTCCGTACAACGCAAAATCTCCGCAGCAGCGGCGACAGATAGGCCGCAACCGTCCATAGCCTTGAAGGCATGCTTCATGCCTGTATGTTCAAGGTCGTGATACACCTCAGGTGTCTCTCGTAAAAGCTCTTTGATGATCTGTAAAGACAGAACTAGAGCGTGTAATTGTATTTCATTCATCTTGCGGCTCGTTTATTAAGGGGGTTAAGATATGCATATCTTAAC